TAGAGGCGCTGTTGGTAGCCCAGACACATAAAGTGACTTTCCTACACTGGTTCGATTCCAGTATGCTTCACCAAATTAGTAGTAGATTTGCCCCGGTGATGAAATGGTATACATAAGGGACTTAAAATCCCTCGCTCGAAAGGGCATGCCGGTTCGAGTCCGGCTCGGGGCACCATATTGAAATACATTCAAAGACAGTGGCCACTGTTCTGCTGGTGCAGGATTGTAATACGATCCGTTGGGTTCGATTCCCAGAGTGTGTTTCAATATGGTAAGTATCAGTAGATAGAACCGGGATAGGGCCGCTAGTCACGGAAAAATAGCCGGAACAGAATCGCTGAGAAGTCAGACAATAGCCTTGACCGGTAACGATATGACACCATATTGAAGCGCATTATTGCAAACGGTAAAACACGCCACAGGCGAGTGTGACGGCTGGGCATTATGCTCGGACAATAGTGTGTTTCAATATGGTAGCAAAACCTGGTGGAAATAAACGAGAACCTGACATGCAAAAGTTCGAACATAACATGTCAAGGGAGCATATCGTTCTATCTAGCGCAGATAGGTTTGTGGGGTTCAAGTCCCTGCTTTTGATATCATATTGAAACACATTGTGACGAGTATTCAGTAGCCTGGGAATGGAGATATCCAAACTCACTAGCTGGTAACGGTAGTCTGTGGCCACAGCAGTGTGTTTCAATATGGTAACATGCAACAGCATGAGAGTAACGTGATTACTGGCCAGTAAGCGTTCGGACATGCGATATCTCAAAGCGGAAAGTCATGAGTCCGTAGAGAAAAAGATTTCGGTTCGATTCCGAATTGCGTGTGCCCATATTGAAACACATTGACGGAACCGGTTTTGTTCCGGCTAGTCGTGCCATTATAAATGAAGTGGTGTTATCAGTGTGTTTCAATATGGTTTAAGGGATTAATTACCCCTAATCATAGTCGGGAGTCATGAACCGATGAACTCGTGGTAGTTTAATGGTAGAACATTACCTAGGAGAAGGTTCGATTCCTTCCTCGCCGAGACGAAAAAGGCGAGTAGCATATTGGCATAGCGAGATAGATGCAGGTTTCGAAATCCTGCCCACAATGAGTTCGCATATTGAAACACACTGAGGTCGGGTACCCCGGGCGGCAGCTTAGGGACTGTTTCGATACAGTCTGGGTCTCTACGTTCGATTCGTAGCAGTGTGTTTCAATATGGTAACATGCAACAGAATTGATGGGTGGAGATAACGACTCCCTTAACAGGTGACCTAATAATTAGGATCGTGGCACGATGACCCCCTCAGGGGCTGGTGTTTCACAAATACTGGTCGAACAGTGGCGTTATTGGCAGGCCGGAAAGACGGCCACTATATTGAAACACATTAATAAGTGCCTGACTGAAACGGGCATCGAGGGTCCAGGAAGGTAATCAGGTGGTTCGACTCCACTACTCTCAATTTCAGACTTATCAGTGTGTTTCAATATGGCGTTATAGAACATGGAGAGTTGGCTGAGCGGCTGAAGGCAACGGTTTGCTAAACCGTCGACTGGGGAAACCTGATCCGAGAGTTCGAATCTCTCACTCTCCGCCAGATTTAATGTTACAAATTATGGTAGGGTGGCCGAGCGTCCCAAGGCAACTGTCTGCAAAACAGTAAAGTCGTCGGTTAGAATCCGACCCCTACTTCCAATAAATAGTGTGTAAGCTAATTTAAGAGGAAATTGATATGTCAAGAGTACCTGAAATTGCAAGTCCATCTGTTGCTAGAATGATAGCAGAATATAGACTATCACAAATGACCAAAGCTTTAGCAATAGATCGTGAGCAAGTAGAAAAAATGTCTGCACACCTTGAGCATATCAAGCAGATGCGGCCAGTAACACCTGGTAAGGGTGAGAATGTAGATATAACAGTATAAACGTAACATACATAAAATATTATTTCATAGGAGATTTTTATGCCGTATTTTGCACCGGAAGTAACCTTCGCTTTGCGCGTAGGAGATGATGTACCAGAAAATGGCGGGTGTCCAATTGGTGGTGAATTTGTTCACAAGACTAGTAAGGAATTGTTTGGTGGTAAACGTGTAGTTATTTTTAGTTTACCAGGTGCCTTTACTCCAACTTGTTCAACATATCAATTACCGGGATTCGAAGAATTATATGATGAATTTAAAGCCGCAGGTATTGATGAGGTTTATTGTATCAGTGTCAATGATGCATTCGTAATGAATGAGTGGGCACGCCAATTGGGCATTAAGAAAGTTAAAATGTTACCCGATGGTAACGGAGACTTTACTCGCTTGATGGGTATGTTGGTTAGTAAATCTACAATTGGATTTGGCCTACGTAGTCATCGTTATGCTGCTGTATTGACTGATATGGTTCGTGATAAATTGTTTACTGAACCCGGTCGTTATGATAATGCAGCTGGCGATCCATACGGTGAAAGTAGTCCAGAAAATGTATTAAAGTATTTGAAGGCTCAGTAATTACCAGAGTGTAGGCTGGGTAAGCCCTACAACACTAGCGACAGTGAGTTTGACCCTAGAAGGTCATAGCGTGAATGAGCCGGTGTTTGACCGTATCGAGCCGGCAAGGAATCGCAGCACGAAACGGCGGCCCTAAAACAAATATTGCGACGGGCTACGCAATAATTATTTTTTAATGCAATCTTAGCTGATATGGTTATAGCACCGGCCTGAAGAGTCGAGGAACGTGGTTCGATCCCACGAGATTGCACCAAAGAGTTAAATGCTCCTTAGCTTTGGTGAGCGGCCGGATTTTATAAATCTGGGAGAGTGGTCAGATAGGCTGCAACGGTAGGGTTCGAATCCCTAGAGGAGTACCAAAATTGGGATAGACGGCAGGATCGTAGTCACAAAAGTGTCCGTGGTAATGGGGTATGGATTTGCACTGATGTTAGGATCTCTCCTGTACGAGACAATCCAGTGAGGCCCGGTAATGGGGATAGCTGGGCTCCCAACCCTTTTTTAAGTACCGAAATGTTTGACAGTATCTAGAAAATCATATATACTGTGTATTATAAAGTATATGGGCCTATAGCTCAGTTGGTCAGAGCAGCGGACTCATAATCCGTTGGTCCTAGGTTCAAGTCCTAGTGGGCCCACCAAAGATTTAAAATGAAATTTAATATTAATCCTGCATATCTAGTTTATGTTAACCGTAGCACTGACTATAGTGCATTGCGTAATAAGACGGACCTAACAGGGGAAGAATTGTTTAAGTTATTGAAGGGTGAAGATATAGTTCAATGTCTATCCACCGAAGATCATCCTGAATTCACTAAACTTAGATTACAATTAGAAGAATTAGGATATATTGAAATTCAACGAATGTGGTGGAATGGTGATCGTGTAGTAGAACCATTCATATTGAATGATGTAAAGTTTAAGAAAGATGATACGTTCCCTTCAGCCGGAGCGATGCGTTATCGATTGATATAGAAATAATTTGCCCAGGTGGTGGAATGGAATACACGCATGCCTTAGGAGCATGTGCCGAAAGGATTGAGAGTTCGAGTCTCTCCCTGGGCACCAAGTTTTAACCGAGTGTAAGTCAGTCTGGTAGACGGCCTGCTTTGGGAGCAGGAGGCCGCAGGTTCAAATCCTGCCATTCGGACCAATTTTATATGTTTATTCTATCCTGAATAAATAACAATAACGCATTTATATTCGTTAGCCCAAGTATTATAGGGTAGTATGGTTTACGTTTAGGAAATAAGATGACCGATATTATCAAACAAGTCGATGAAGATGGTGAAGAATACGAGTTTGATTTGGATGTATGTACCGAAGCTGCAATGGAAGCACTTGACGGTTTATTTGAAAAAGAAAATGTAGTTGAACATTTTGATTTTACTGCGGCTATATATAGTGTATTCATAAGTAGTATAACTATCTTAGCGCAGTCTGGATGGACAACTGAAGAACTAATGAGCGAAGTTACCTTGCATAGTAAGCAAGATGAAACAATGCATTAATTTACGAGGATATTATAATGAAAAAAGTAAACATATTTGTTAACGATGTTTTATACAAAACTGCAAATTGCCGTGAAGATGGTTCATATGATCATAGAGCAATCGTTGAAGGTCTTCATAGTGATCGAGCAGCCGGATTACTTAAGGATTTTGATTTATCTGAACATTTTTCAGTTAAGATTGAACCGCAAAGCTAGAGATTTATCAAAGTAGGGTTTTCTGGAAAATAACTTTTATACATTTATGGTCCCGTGTACAGTTAACACTGTGCATGGAGTATTTACCCCCGCAGAAAGATTTAATCAGTTATTGGAAACTTTTCCTTCTATTAGAAAGAAAGTTCCAAACTGTAAAATTGTCTGCATAGATAATTCATTAGAACCATTGACGTTGAATCAACAGGCATTAATAGAGTCTCAAGTTGATATCTTTATTCAATACCAGCATGATCTATTTTCTACTCTTGTTAATACGAATGGATTACACCGTGGGCTAGGAGAATTGCTAATGTATGAGAAAGCATTAGTCGCAATGAAAGAACACCACATCATAGGTAAGAGAATATTTAAAATTACCGGTAGATATCAGTTAGCAGATGCGTTTGATATTCGAACATATGATGATCCGCTTCTTCAATCAAAATATGCGCTAAGAGTACGTACCTGGAGATTATTTATGAATTCTACTCCTAAAGATGAAACATTTTTTGAGACTAGATTTTGGTCATTATGCTATACACTATATGATGAATATCTAATTACCATGCAAAATATATTTGAAAATATAATGACTAATTTACATTGTATTGAAATGGCTCACTTTCAATGTATACCGCATGATAAAGTAATATCAATCCAAAACTTACATGTATTTGGTTACCTATCTGACGGGGCATTAATCGAAGATTAAATTTTTTAGTTATAGCTTTAGTATATAAATATCTTTATGACAAAATTACAAGATGTTTTTAACTCGCACACCGGCAAACCAAGCGGCAAATGGAAACACTACTTTGACGTATATGATAGATATTTGCAACCGTTTATAGGAACTGAATTTACTTTATTGGAGATAGGAATTAGTCAAGGCGGTTCTCTCCAAATTTGGAAAAAGTATTTTGGTTCTAAAGTAAATGTTGTAGGGATTGATATTGATCAAAAATCAATGTATACGGAACCACAAATTCAAACTTTCTGTGGTAATCAAAGTGATCCTAACTTTTTAGATGCTGTAATAAAACAAGCAGGTACACCGTCTGTTATCATAGATGATGGTAGTCATGACCAATTAGATGTATTGAACAGTCTACACATGTTATGGCCTAGACTAGCATTAAACGGTATATATGTGATTGAAGATACACATACTGCGTATTGGCAAGAATGGAAAGGTGGTATTAATAGCCCACTAAATGTTGTATCTGTCTCTAGCAGATTCGTGCATGATGTAAATATCCAACATATAAAAGAGCCGTATACTCCAGTATTACGTGAAATACGTAGTATTAGTTATTATGATAGTATGATTGTATTAGAGAAAGCGTTAGAAACCAAAAAAGAACCGTGCGCTTCTGGCGTAGCTCCTGCTACAGTATCGAATCAAATGAGCGGTTGGGGTAAACCAAACGTTGGTGCTTCTAGTAGTTGGCAACCTCTGATAGCTAAATGGAAATAATGTATTATATTAGGTAGTCGTATAAATAATTCGCGGGAGAGAGAAACGGTTTACTCACTGGTCTCATAAGCCAGAGACATTAGGTTCGACTCCTATTTCCCGCAACCATCACAATGTGGAGATAGAATGGCAAAAAGAGAAAATCAAAGAGAACGGGCTAGCGTAGCAAAGAGGACTAGCCAAGGCGGAAAGAAACCCAAATCTAGTTCGATGAATAAATCCTTTAAAAGGTCCTTTAAACAATCTAGAGGGCAGGGATAATACATGTCATACTTCAGCCGAGTATTTGATGTTGTTACATTTGAACAAGCAAAAAATATTGTATTAACTCCTGATCCCAAAGATACTGAGAAATTTGTAAAAGAAACTAATTTTCTAGTTGAAGAAATAGCCAAACTTAATCTAATCACCGATAGTTCTATTGTATTAGATTTTGGGTGTGGTATGGGTAGAGTTAGTAAAAAACTAATAGAAGAATTCAATTGTAAGGTGTACGGTACTGATATTAGTGACAGTATGCTTACATTTGCTAAATTAAATGTAGCTAACCTCAAAAAGTTTTACCCACAGAAAACATATGATATTCCTTCTAGTATAGATGTATGTTTATGCATATTGGTATTACAACATGTAGAAAATCCTCAGGCTGAGATAGATCGCATTATTAGTATTTTAAAACCCAACGGTTACCTAATCCTAGTAAATGAGTTAAAAAGATTTGTCCCAGCCGGGGCAGATCGCAATGGATTTGTTATTTGGGATGATGACGGATACGACATTATTGGGCAAATAAGCAGTAGACTTAAAAAGGTAAATAGTGTAAAATACATGTCTAGCAATACTGAAATAGGTGTGTATCGAAAAATCGAAACAGAAGGTGATAAGCAAAGTGCAGCATTTTTAAAGGATGAGTATTACGATTTATAATGCCTCGTTATTTCAGCGGTAGAATGTCTCCTTTACACGGAGAAGGTCGGCGGTTCGAACCCGTCACGAGGTACCAAAGACAACGCGGGATTGGTGTAGTGGTAACTCAGGACCTTGCCAAGGTTCGGTCGCGAGTTCGATTCTCGCATCCCGCTCCATACATTTTAAAGGGAACATAATGTCTAGATATACAAGTGAACTTGCAGCAAAAAAAGTAAATGGGATTTATCATTTGGTTTTGATTGCATCTGCACGTGCGCGTGAAATAGCAATTGAGAGAAGCCGTAAACATGCTACAGATGGTTTCCCTCGTGTTCCGGTTGTCTACTCTAATGGGCCAATTATCACTGCATTAACTGAAGTAGAGAATGGATTGGTAGGTAGAGAATATCTACACAAAGGTGTATAAGTATTTGGGGGATTGATGTAATGGGAGCCTGGGACCTTTGCAAGGTCTTCGTGGGAGTTCGATTCTCCCATCCTCCACCAAATTAAGTAGGTGAGTTGCCTGAGAGGCTAAAGGGCGCATCCTGGAAAGATGATGGTCGGGAAACTGACACAAAGGTTCGAATCCTTTACTCACCGCCAATAATAGAGACTTCGGTCTCTATTTTTTTGGCTACATTTCCGGTGTAGAGAAACCCGTCTTAATATACGCATTTAATACATAACGTATAAATACTACTATTATGTTGACCTTCATTAGAGATATTTCTAACGTATTACTATCTTTTATCAAAGACGATCCAGTACGACCTGAAATTCCTACTGACTATCGGGTTTCAAATGGTAGAATGGTTGCCGCATTAGTAGAAGAAGAAAAGCCTGAGAAACCAGAAGCTATGGTATGTGTTAGTTTTCATGATTTTGTTCCTACTGATATTAAGGGTTTAGACAATACTACTCAAGTGCCTACCACCGCAGTATTCTATACGATATGGAGTTACAAAGCGGGTAAGGGAGCCGAATTACTAGTCCAAGCTGTACGTGAGATCCAACGTGAATATCCTAGTGTCACTAGATTTGTCACGCTAAGCCCTAAGACTGAATTGGCCCGTAGATTCCACCTAAAAAACGGTGCGATAGTGTTTAGAGAGAATTTGGACACAGTGAATTACGAGTATATCCGTCCTAGGGTAACCGAAGAGTCAGTAGTAATCCCGCTATAATTAAAAACCGTTATAAATCAATGACTTAGCGCAGTAAGTCATTTTTCCGTTGAAATAAAAAGTCAATAGAATCAATGACTTATATTTTCCCTTCATTTTAGGGTGTTTTGATTACACTCATACCCGTCAAAATTAATCATTAAAATTCGGTTGACAAATAACCCATAATTAGCTATAATAGTCTCATGATAGCAAAACGCAAACGCAGGTCAGATCGAAATCACGTAATCTACTGCATCACCAATACTGTGACTAATGAGCAGTATTTGGGTATTGCAGGGATGACGGGTACTGTTAAGCGCACCCTCAAACGTCGGATGCAAAAGCATTTGCAACGTGCTATGGCCGAGGACAAGTCCTGGGGTCTGTGCAAGAGTCTACGTAAGTATGGTCCCGTTGCATTTACGTATGGTGTTGTTGAGATTGTGCGCGGTAAAAAAGAAGCCCACGCACGTGAGACTGAATTGATCAAGATACATAATCCGGCTCTGAACACTTTCAAGTAAGAGGTAACATGTGAATTTTAAATTTATTGGTTGGTGCCAAACTACCAAATCAGATAAAGTTTGGGGAGTAATTGCTATATCCGAATCCGCTGTCCTTATTTTTTGGGGCCGGCGGGGTGCCAAACTCCAAACTAAAATATCTACGTATAATTGGGATATATCTAAGCTAATAGATTCGAAGATAAGCAAAGGTTATATAGCCGTAAATAAGAATGGATTAGATAAAGTATATCCAGAGTTTCAACGTGATCTAGAAAAAACTACAATTTGGGCTACATTAAAAATATGAAAAAGCGAATTAGTAATATTAAAAACTATATCTTCTTGAACGAAGTTACTCGCCGAGGTCGTCAACGCGGCAGTATAAAAAAGTATTGGGAGATTGAATGGTTGGGATGGGGTGTGGCATGGGGTGTGGCATGGCCTGGTCCAATAGAAGAAGTCCGAGATATCTGCGATCCGCTACGTAATAAGAGTGGCAAGGACGGGACCAAATGGAAATTCCGTAGCCGTGTCACTGCCGAACAATGTTATACTTTTTTATCGTTGAAATTATCATAATGAAAAATTACAAACAGCAATTTAAACGCAACGCCGTTAAACTCTACGGTAAGGAACCCGCCACCTTGGATGAATTGGCAGAACTGGTCATGGCGGTGATTAACTTGACCCCGCGTAAGTCAGCTAAACCAGCTATCCCAGTCAAGGTAGTGGGATTTGCATGGAATATAACGCATGACATTGGGGTGAGTAACACTCACGATGCTCCTATCAACGGTGAAACAAATTGGAGTGGAAGGGATAGTAACGTGCCCACCGGCTATCCAGGTTGGAAGGGGCGAGTGTGGATACGGTTTAATAAAGATCCCGATGGATTCGCAAGTGACCATTTCCCAGCCACCTTGACCTATCCTGGTACTGGTGGTGCAGGTGCGTATAATGGTCCTTGGTCAGCAATATGCTCAGCATGGTGGAATACACATCTGGATGATAGAAAGTCTATCAAATATCCTGAACCTGAATGTTTCAGTTGGGATTACAGGTTTTTTGACAGTGATTGGCCCATGCTCATGGAAGGGTACGAAAAGCAAAGGGTCTGGGATATACTTAACGATAGAGATACAGCCATCCCAACGCATAATTTTCTATGGGAAGATCCCGAGGTCAAGGCAGCTGACGAATTGTTTATGAAGACCAAGTGGTCAGCTGACAAATTGCGTATTAAGACCCCACAGGCACTGACGCCAGCATGATTTACAAAGCCAAAATGCCTGAAGCGTGGGCTAGGATGGAGTGGTGTCGAGCAACATTTGGGCCACCAGTTAAAGGTGGTGATTGGTGGCGGCATCGCGGGCATCTTTACTTTCGTGGTGAAAAAGATTATATGTGGTATTGTCTGCGGTGGGCATGAAATTTAATATTAACTATATTCAATTAAGTGAATGGGTAACTATTGCTTGACATAAAAATAACTTAGTGATATAATATTATCTCTTAGAGGAAAAAGATGGAAATGATATTTCGTATTGCTATTTTTGGTTTTATGTTGTTATCATTAATGGCAATATATTCTTATATGAGTAAGGATGATGAGGATTACGAGGATACTATAACTATTACGTTCAAATGTTCAGATGTGTTTGCACACAAAATTGATTATACATCGCAGGTGATTATAGAATGTAATAAGTTACGTGGATTCAAGTAAGATGAATGATTTGGTTTTTTCAGTTTTCAATTGGATAAAAGAGGATTATCAATCTCATCCTTTTCGTTTTTTTATTGAGTTATTAGCTTGGGCAATTAGTATTGGGTGTAGTCTTGCAATGGCTATTACTGTTCCTAACCCCCCACTAATTGTGTTATATCCTATATGGATTTCTGGGTGTGCTATGTATGCGTGGGCCGCCCTTACTAGAAAATCATTTGGGATGTTAGCTAATTATATATTGTTAGTAACTATTGATAGTGTTGGCCTTTATAGGATGTTAACTTAGGAGAAATATATGAGCAAATATACAGTAACGTTAGAAGAAGATGGAGAGACCGGTGACCTTCTATTGCCCTTTCCTGAAGAGTTATTAAGCGAAGCAGGTTGGAAAGAAGGGGACTCTTTGTCCTGGGAAGATAATCAAGATGGTACCTTTAGTATCACCAAAAAACTCACCGAAGAGAAAGAGTGGGTATTAGTTGAAACGGTAAGTCAATTCCGCCAACGTTATATGGTTGAAGTACCTAAAGGCAAAGCAGAATGGGCACTGGATACTGTTAGCATGGAAGAAGCTAAAGAATTCAGTCAAGCGCATTTGGGTGAAACCATTGTGTCGCATCGTGTTATTTCCAAAGAAAATGCATTGGAATTATGCGATAACGATAATGATTATGCTCTTGACTGGGGCCAGGAGCTAAAGATACAAAATTTCTTTACACGGGTTGGAGAAAAAAACAATGACCAATAAAATCATCTCTCAGGAAAATACTTCTGTCGAATGGACAGATGTTGAATGGAAAACATTTGCTGATTGGGCAATTAGTATGTTAAAGATAGGCCCGGCAACTGTCGTTTTTACTAAAAAAGACGGCACTGAACGTACGATGCAATGTACGCTAGAGCCGGATGTATTGCCAAAAGTAGAAGTTAAAGAAGATAAGAAAACTAATCGTAAGCAGTCAGATACTAGTATTGCGGTATATGATATCGAAGCAAAAGGTTGGCGTAGTTTTACGATACGGGCTGTTAAGCAATTTAAATTTGAAATGTAATTGGAGACTAAAATGCAAATTGAAATCAATGACGAAATAGCAGATCATATCATCAAAACTAAATTACGTGAATCTATTGATGCTGTAAGGCAAGAGATTAAAAACCTAAAGAAAAATAAATCACGTGCTCCATATGAAGATGCAGATTTGAAGCATGGCGTTAAACTTCTTCCGCAGCTAGAAGCAGTATATGAGTATTTTGGCGGCGATTTAAAATGAAAAAGTATACAGTGACGTTGGAGGAAGATCCAGCAACTAGAGACCTCATTCTGCCTTTTCCTAAAGAGATGTTAAAAGAAGTGGGTTGGAGAGAAAGATGAGTGATATAGACGAGATGTGGAAGTTGGCTATTGGTGCGTCGATCTGGAGACCCAACTCGGTAGATCAGGAACCTGAGACCCGACTAACTAACTGGGCAGTATTCAGTGTTGAATTAGAGGGTGGAGAACCCACTATTCATTTTGCTGGATATGCTGGCTATGAAGGTAGAGTTTGCTCACCTGTACAACAATATGATCCTACCACACGACGTGGTGTTACACGTAGTGGTAGAGTATATGAATTAACTGAAGATCGTGCAGGATTACGTGGTGATGCTGCCTATGTATGGGGAAGATGGGTCAATAGAAATGGCAATCCCAAATTTACTGATGTTACTGCGGAATATGTATGATTGCATGGATCTTAATTGTACATTTGACCGGCTACCCCAATGTCACAACCTTTGTGATTGATAATATTGAATCAGAGTCTGAGTGTTATGCACTGTCGGATAATATACACAAATACAGACTGACACCAAAAGTTGAAACACTATGTTTTGCTGTTAAGAAAATAAAATGAAAACATTTGATACCTTTGAACAAGTAACCAATATGGTTGATTGCAGGAAAAAACCTATTGTGATCCAAGCAAAAAAGATTAATGAGCCGTTTAGAGTAAACACACTAGAAGGCAATTACAAACAAGGTAAAGCAGGAGATTATCTAATGCGTGGCATCGATAGTGAGCTTTATATTTGTGATGGACCAATTTTTGACAAAACTTACGATATACTATGAAAAAAGAACTTGATGATTTGCTGTGCAGTAAATATCCTAAAATCTTTAAAGATAGACATGCGGGTTGCGAAACTACTGCTATGTGTTGGGGCTTTGACTGCGGTGATGGATGGTTCCCGCTGATCGATAATCTATGCAGTCAGATACAATGGCATCTTGAACATAACGCAGAGAAAGATACTCCGCAGTTTGTAGCCGCACAGGTTAAAGAAAAGTTTGGAGGCCTAAGGTTTTACGGCGCCGGCGGAGACGAACGTATCGATAACTTTGTCCAATTTGCCGAAAGCATCAGTGTTAGGATCTGTGAAGAATGTGGCGGAATGCAGGATACTGTAACCTACTCCATAGGTTGGAATCGTACACTTTGCCCCACCCATGCTGAAAAGCATTATGGTGAAGAAGCGGCACACTATCGTAATGACACCGGCCCCTACGCTGAAGATGCAGAGGACTAGCCTAATATTTTTAGGTTGTAATATAATTTTTAAAATTAAAGGTATATAATGCATCCAACAGCTTTACAAAACGGTAAATTATTTTTTGAAACCTATTCAACATATTTTGATTCAAAAAAATCAGTTAAGGTTATTGAAATTGGATCGCAAGATGTTAACGGAAGTATTAGGAGCTTTTGTCCTCAGGAGTTTGAATATATTGGGCTAGATTTTGTTGCTGGAAAAGGTGTAGATTTCATTTTAACCGATCCCTATAAGTTACCACTGGATGATGATTCGGTAGATATGATTGTATCAAGTTCATGTTTTGAGCATTCTGAAATGTTTTGGGTTTTATTTTTAGAGATCGCTAGAGTTTTAAAACCCGGCGGCCTATTTTATTTAAATGTTCCATCAAATGGAATGTTTCATCGCTATCCAGTTGACTGCTGGAGATTTTATCCTGATAGCGGTAATGCATTAGTAACTTGGGCAAAACGGAATAATTATAATATCTCTTTAGTTGAATCGTTTATCAATCTCCAACAGGGTGAATATAGTTCAGACTGTCATTGGAACGATTATGTTGCGGTATTTTCAAAATTTAAAGAAACTCCTCATATCTTTCCTAAAAAAATAATTGATAAAAATACAAACTTTATTAATGGATTGTCACAAGATACGAATGACTTCATAAAGAAAGCAGAAATCTCTGAGGATTTTTGGAAACTTTGGCAAACTAAAATTATTCTTAATGATTCAACGATATCTGATGTACAAAAAATCGATTGGATCAATCGAATTGTTAATAATATAAAATCAGTATAGCCTTATTGTTAGGTTGACAATAAATACCCATAGTGCTATAATACTTACACTATGAAAAACAAAATCTCATTCGTTTTTACTGCGCCCTCTTCCAAAACTAGAGCCCACAAGGTTCTCTTTGCTGAGGGCACTCCCTTCAAACAAAAGATTGTCCGTGATCGTACAAAATTCGTGCGTAAGGATAAACACTCCAAACGCGGGCTAGATTTCTAAGCAAAATCAAGCACTTATAGAGCATATATTTCGGTTGACATTAAATAGTTTTGGGTCTATAATAGTCACATACACTAGCGAAACGGAGATAACAATGTCCTACGTGATTTTTGAAAAAACTACTACCAAATTCGTTCGTATCATGCGTAACGGTTTTTGGCAGGATGCAGCTTACAAAACCCAAGGTGCTGCCAATGCAGCGTTTACTCGTCTCCGTAAACAGGGCAAAGTCCATCCTATGCATTTTGCTATTTTGCCCATGAGCGAGTTTGTCAAGATCGAAAAGACTGAAACCCGTACGAACCTGATGTCCGGTACGAAGTTTACGCAGAGTGTGAATACTCCGCTTTGCTGTGACCCGTCAAGCGAAACGTATTGGAGTATGTAACATGAAACGCGGCACCAAAGTTCGTGTAGAGAATCGCAGTGGAACCTGGGGTTCAGTAGCTTCAAAAGAGTTTCATATTGTTGTGTATGAACCTTTTGAACCCACCCGTCTCAATGCTGTTTTGTTTAATTACAACGAAGCCCGAGCCTATGCTAAGTGGCTTAGATCAAAGTTAGGAGTTAAGTAACATGATTACGATTAAACTTACGATCCCAAAGCAGGAACTACCCACTAAAGAGTTGCGGGCATTGTTGGCAGCAGCATTGTTCCGCGGCACAAGTGAAACGAATTCTTGGCAAGCCGAAGATGCGGTGATGGCTGTGGCACATGCGATGCAGAATGCAAAGATTACGGAGACGATGTAAAATGAACCAACGAATCTTTGAACTTGCCAAACAGGCTGATCTTATTCAATGGCACACACTATCTTCAGGTGCTAGAACTCCTGACTATACAAGTATTGTAAAGGCACGAATGTTCGCCGAGAACATTATAAGAGAATGTCTAGACATTATCAAATCAAACACCTACGGCCCAGCAGGTGAATATGATTACAGTTATACTGATAAATGTGTGGCCGCTGATGACCGAGCAGAAACTATTTACAACGAGATTCAACAACATTTTGGAGTGAAAGAATGAAAGATGTAACTGGCAAAGACCTAATAGTGGGCGACAAGGTCGTTTTAATTCCGCAGGATGGTTATACATTTTCCTTGTCAATGGGAGTCATTATTGGATTTACGGCAAAGAAGGTAAAGATACAGCTTACTAATAAAATTTGGTCTTATTCTAATGATGAATGTATTAAATATCCTGAACAGGTGGCAAAAGTATGAATGAACGAATCAAACTACTAGCCGAGCAAGCTGGTGCTACTGTAATGGAACGAAGTGGGTGGACTGATTACGGAACATTAAATCTTGAGGTGGAAAAGTTTGCCGAGTTGATTGTGCGGGAATGTATTACTACTATGACTAACCTAGAAGCCGACGTTAAGCAAAAGTTTCCGTGGTCGAAATCAGAAGTTATATCTACTTCAGGTCACATTCAAAAGTTAAAAGAACATTTCGGAGTTGAAGAATGAAATTAAAAATTAGCCCGGGTTGGTGGTTAGTGTATGTGAGTAGTATATACTTTATTGCAGGAATGGTAGGCATTTTTGTTTACCCTTTTTGCGGTACCGAATTGCTTCAATTTACATATTGTGTTATACTGAGTTTGCCTTTGTGGATTCCACCGTTAAGTCAGTGGGTTGGAGTTAAACTGTTGTTTCAGAGTTAAATGATGAACGAACGAATTGCTAAACTGTATGACCAGGCTATCGTCATCGAAGATGGCGGAGACTATGTTTGCGGTGAATTGGATCCTGTAAAGTTCGCCGAGTTGATTGTGAAAGAATGTGTTGATATTGCCAGCCAAGAAGATTTTGATGTGATGATGAAAGAGGGTTATCCTTGTAGTCAAACAGCAAAGAAGATTAAACAACATTTCGGAGTTGAAGAATGAAACAAGCAGTAAAAGTAAAGAATACGTTGGACAAAGCACAGAAGCGGATTCTTAGCGACAAGTTATCGAAGCTCACCGAAAAGTATAGCAAGCTGGTGACGGCCCGAGATCAAAAGAAATACGCCGCTTCATATTATGAAGGAGTGGTTGCCGGACTCAATACTGCCCACAAGGTGGTTAATGGAGTCGATGATGACGAGACTAATCCACTTGAAACTTAATTTAGGGAAGAAATAAAATGACTTTTAAGCAAATAATTACCGATGACACTTTACGTGTTCCAATTAAAGCGTGGACGGATCATATCGAAGACAGTGCCCGGACTCAGGCGATGAACCTGGCTAAAATGCCGTTCATACACAAGAACGGTGTAGCACTGATGCCGGACGTTCATGCTGGAATTGGCTCCACTGTGGGAAGTGTGATTGCGACTGAACATGCGGTGATTCCTGCGGCTGTGGGTGTAGATATCGGCTGCGGAATGAACGCGGTTTGCACCAGCTTGCGAGCAGAGGATTTGCCGGATTCATTGCGTGATGTGCGCCTCCAGATTGAACGCGATGTGCCGCTAGGTGCAGGTGGGCAACATTCTAAGACCGGCGGTATGAGCATAGGTTTGCCGCCTGATCAAGTAGTCGAAGTCTTGTATAAAGGAGATCATGCCAAGGCTTGGCAAAAGTATGCTAGCCAAATTGGAACTCTTGGTTCAGGCAATCACTTTATCGAATTGTGTTTAGATGAAGTGGGTGATGTTTGGATTATGTTGCACTCAGGTAGCCGTGGCATTGGTAACATGATTGGTCGTTACTTTATCGAACGTGCCAAGACTCTGATGGAACAATATTTCATCACGTTGCCAGACCGTGATTTGGCTTATTTGCCTGATGGAACCAAAGACTTTGAGGATTACATTGCCGCGATTGGTTGGGCACAAGCATACGCGAAAGAGAATCGGGCACAGATGATGACTGCGGTTATTGCGGCTCTCCAGCGGCATATTGCCAAGGAGTTTGTGATTACTCAGGAAGCGATCAACTGTCATCATAACTATCTGGAGATTGAGAACCACTTTGGCACCAACATGTATATTACCCGCAAGGGTGCGATACGTGCCCGCAAAGGTGATTTGGGAATCATTCCAGGCAGCATGGGAGCCAAATCGTTTATCGTTGAAGGATTGGGCAGTGCAGAATCCTATTGTTCTTGTAGCCATGGCGCAGGGCGTAAGATGTCCCGTACCGAAGCGAAGAACGCCTTTACGGTAGAGGATTTGCAAGCGCAGACGTTGGGTGTAGAGTGTAACAAGACTTCAGCGGTGCTGGATGAGATCCCTGGTGCGTATAAGGACATCGATGAGGTCATGGCGAATCAACAGGATTTGGTTATGATCCGTCATACTTTGAAGCAAGTTATGTGTGTGAAAGGAGCATAGGATGAAAGATTGGATTGGCTATACCATAGTTGGTGCATTATGTTTTTTCTTGTTGTACCATGTGCTGATTTTCTTCAACAGTCAGCGGAGAGGATACGATTGTACGTGGGTCGAGATTAGTCCAGACATACCGCCCTACGTAAGAGAGAAGTGTAGAGAACTACGCAGTAAGCCCACGCCAACGAAGGTTAATTAAATACAGTATGA